TCACCGCCGCCTTTGATTAAATTCATTGCAGCACGAATAGCACTGGCTTCTTCAGGTTTAACTAACGCATCAAATCCTTGAGTGGTCTGTGTCCACTCCATACCAGGAGCTCGTAGTGTTTTAGTGGCATCCCAACTGATATTCTCTAATCCAGCGTCGCTGGATCCAAACGGTATAGATTGTTCACGGAATCCTGCCATCCAGTTTCCCAACATTTCAAATGCTTTACCAGATAGGTAACCTAGTGCAGCAGTTTTAATACCTTTGCCCACAGCAGTGGAAAGTTTTTCACCTTTGATTAACTCAGCAGCACCGCGAAGAACTTGACCAGCTATGGCGCCTCCGACTGGACCGCCAGCTAGAGAAGCTAACGCAGTTAACACTCCAATGACAGCAGCACTCTTGCCCGGATTTTCTTTCATCCAGATACCAAGATTTGAAATACCGTCTAGTAATTTTGAATCAGGAAATTTCTTATTGATATCGTTTTTAAGTTTTTCAAACTTTTCATCGGCCATCTTGACCGGTGTAGTGTTCTGCAGCCATTTGCCAACATTGTTGATCACGTCGTTGGCTTTTTTAGCAACATCAACTCCTGCACCCACCGCTGTGCGATTAGCACCGACCTCTACTGATTGTTTTTCCAGCTGTTGGAAAATACCTTTGATCTGATCTGCAGTTAGACTTGCTTCGATCAAAGGTTTAAATTCGTTATATATTCCTTCTACTATTGATTTTTGTTCTTTGGTTAAACCTTCACAGCTTTCTCTAAGAATAGACTTAGAAAAAGTCATATGTTGTTCTAATAGCAGTATGGGATCAGATAAGTTTGTTAGACGCATTTATTCATTCCGATGAATTATTAGTTATTTATTTGAATAAAAGAGCTAAAGCTCTTTTGCGTTTTCGCTCGCGCTCAACGCATTTTTTCTTTCTTTGAATTTACAAGTGGTGCTATTATTAATGCGAAGCATTTAAGTATTATGCAGATTGTTCAGTCACACTTTGCCCAGGCCGGGCAAAGATAAGAGCATTATGCGAGTTGCACAGTACACTTTAGCGTTATAGCATTACAGAGGCGGTTGTCCGGTACCTCGAGCCACGTCTTTATAACAACGGCGGTTTACTAAAATACGCTAACACTTTAGTAAACGTAGGGTTTTTCTCCCTTCATTTTGCCTTTTTATGTTCTTCTAGACGTTGCCTAAGTATGTTTGATCCGCCTACTCTGACGTTTATAATGCCATTATAATAGTCATCTGTTTCTAAAACTCGGCGTTCAAATTGCTCTCTAGCCTCTAAATATGACATTTCTGCCTTGGATTTGCAAAGATAAAGTATTTCTCTTGTGAAGTTTTCCGGACCTAATGCTTGGACGTCTGCGTTTAACCTATCAGATGAGCCGAAATAGTCGCGCCAATCGCTTTCTACTGTGCTTCTTCTTTTAAGTTTTTTGCCTTTGAGTGGTGGTTTTGTGCGTTTAAACTGTGCTAGTTTCTTGCCTATGTACTTCTGCCCGGTCTTGAGATTCGTGATGAGATAAACAAAGCCAATGTAGCCTTCGGGTATTTCTTCTACGGGTTGATTTTGATACGTCCATTGCACTCATTTAGTTACCTTAGGGGGTCTGCCGTTCTTACCGTTTCTGGCTATTTTGCGTTCTTGCCTTATTTCCTGTATTTCTACTCGCCTAATTGATGCCTCTTTACGTATTTCTGAAAGCCAATATCTTGCCTTTAATCCTGCCTCATCGGACCCACGATATGTAAAGCGGTCTTGCCACTTAAAGTATTCTTGAAATGCTTTGATCATTCTATCGTGGGCTTCTGTAGTCATTGCATTATTTCAATATCTGTAGAATAACTAGTGAATCCGTTTTCTTTGATCACTTTTAGCACGTGATTAACACGACTTGTTAGGTCGTCTCTGTGCGAAATCAAGAATACATTCTTATCTCGTTCTCTAGTCATGCGTTTTAACACAGCAATACTTGACTCTACTCCAGACGCATCCATGCCACTGTCTACTAATTCGTCGATAAACAATAGATTAATGCTTTGATATAGGTTTTCCCATACATCGCGGAATGCCCAACTCAGACTCAAGATTAATCTGTTGCGCTCACCACGACTTAAATTATCAAAATCTAAGTCTTGGCCTAACTGAGTTATGATCACACTTAGATCATTTTGAAATTCTACTATGTGAGGAAGGCCAATTTTATCTAGATAATAGGTCAGTCTTTGATTTAAGAATGCTAGATTCTGATCAATAATACGTTTGCGAACAAAGCTATCTTTGTTTGTTAGCAGCTTATGTAAAAACTCTTGATGATCTTTCAGTCTAGTCAGCTCGTTTACAGCATCCCAGTCAATTTCCTGTACCGCAGTTTTTTTAAGCTCTTCGATTTGTTCAGCATAAGGATTAGTTTCGGCGTCTTTGAATGTGATGTCTCGTTCTAATCGATCTACTGCATTCTTATGGTCTAATGCCTGCTCTAAGTTTTCGTAGATTACTTTTGGACAGACGCCTAATTCACCTAATAAAGACACTGCTTCGTTAAGAGTTGAAAGTTCTTCAGAGTATTCTACGATTATTTTCTGACTGTCGTCTACCTGTTTGGCTTTAGAAGACATCATTTCGTCGTGTTTGTGATCATGAATGTCTTGTCCACAGGCATGACATTTATGTTCCGCTAAAGACAGCAGTTCTTTTTTAAGTTTTTCTAGATTTTTTTGTTCTTTTTCTAGAGTAGAAGTTTGTTTAGCAATTAACGATGTTAGACTGTCAATTTCTTTTTTGTTTTTATTCCATTCTGTCAATGCACGTTGATTTATAATTTCGTTATCGATGTCAATATTGCTGAGTCTATCGATATTCTTTCTAAGATTCTCTAGAGCAGTTTCTTTTTGATCTTCCCACAGCTTTTGTTTGCGCTCTAAAGATTCTATGCTTTGTTGTATGCGATCATTAGAGGCTTTTACTGTTTCTATACGTGTGTTTTCTGTAGCAATAGCATCTTTAGTAAATTTGATCTGTTCTTTTAGTGCTTCTGCTTTTTCTGATAGCAGTGTTATACCTAATAATTGTTCGATGATCGACCGTTGATCAGACGACTTCATAGAAAGGAACGGTTCAGTGTAGGTGTTAAGAGCCACTAGATGCTTGAACATCTCGTGACTCATACCGATCATTTCGTCGATAGCTTTCTGTGTTTCTCTCGAATCGCCTTGACTTTCGTCAAGATCTTTAAGTTCTTGTTCTTCGCCATTGATAGAGAACTTTAAAAGATTAGGTTTACGACCTCTTTCTATGTGATATTCCAGACCATCTTTTTCAAAGGTAACAGTACATAGCATACCTTTCGAATTGATCTTATTAATAAGATTATCACGTTTAATATTAGTTAGGGCTTGACCGTAGATAGCATAGCTCAGTCCGTTGATGATTGTAGTTTTGCCTGTACCATTGCGGGCACCAGAGTCATCACCTCCTAGATCTAGATTTTCACCTAAGACTAAGGTCAGCTGTCCACGATCAAAATCGATAGCCTGGGTTTGATTGCCCACGCTCATAAAATTTTTAACAGTGAGATTCTTTATTTTAATCATAGTTCCTTGTAGATATCTAATAGCAGACTTTTGTTATAGCTGTCGCTTTCGATAGCGTTAATTTGATTCATAACGATAGTGTCTACACTTTCGAACTGAATATCTACAGCTACTTGTGCTGACTCAACTTCTACTTTTTCTGGTATCAGCATCAATTCTCGTAGATTGTATTGAGGAATAAACTGTTCTTTAATAAAGTTTGCTTCTTCAAAGGTAATAGGCAGATCGATGGTTACACGACAATGCATTTTTTCTTTAAGCAGTTTGTCTGGAGAATCGATGATCTGACTTAGTTTATAAGTTCTATATACAGGCTGACCTGGCCAAGTTTGATATTCAGGAACACCACCCCATTCTAATATCATCATTCCTCGATCATCATCGCCGGCATCAGCGTAATTATGAGGAAATGCGTTACCGATATACACAATATTATTGGCTTGCTGACGTTTGTGAAAGTGACCTGTAAACACATACTCTTGATTTACAAAATGATTTCTTTGTAATTGACCGTGATCCGGCATCTGTACCATTGCATTCATATAAAAGCTAGGTAGTTCTAGATGTCCAAAAATATATTTGCTTTTGATATTAGGGATGTCTTTCCATTCATCTGCAACTAGCCAAGGAAGAATCGTTACATCGCCTTCTGTAAAAGGATCTTTGATTGGCACCACGTTAGGAAACAACCTCATAAATTCAACCGAGTTAATTTCTCGTTTGTCTTTATAGAAAAGATCGTGATTTCCTAATATAAAATATACACGTTCAAAACTAGCACTGAGTCGTTCTAAGTTTGAAAGAGTATAATTCATCGTGCTGACATCAGTGGTCGATCTGTTATGATGCCAATCACCTAGAAAGATTGCAGTTTCACAACCTTCTTTTTTAGCAGTCTCACAGAACCACTTGACGAATTCCTCACAGTCTATATTGTGAGTTCTACTTCCGCTTTTTAATCCAAAATGTATGTCGGTGAAACAGGCTGCTTTTTTAAATAGATTCATATAATGAATATTATACAGGTTATAATTTGAAAAATCAATCCCAATCTTGTCCGTCTGCAACGACAGGACCCGAACTTACTCCCGGCCCGCTGTTCTGACGAGTCCAACTTGGATTCATTCCGTTCATTTCTAGAATATCGTCTCTAATGTTCTGATTGCGTTTTTCAATGTTGATAATTCTAACGAATGAATTAGTAACAGCAGCAGTATAGTAAGCAAAAGGATTATCTGATTTACTTTCATCGAATTGAAGTCCTATCTGAGTTAGTTGAAGTATAGCCTGTCCACGCATTTCATCATTGTAGGTGTAACCACGAACGTTGCCGCGAGTAGCATATCGTTCACAGAGTTTTAAAAACATCCGAGCTAAATTATCTGTCATCTTACCATGATCTTTTGAAAATTGCCCGTTGTTAATAGTCCCCTTCCAATGACTTTTTCCTACACAGATAAGATTGTCGTTGTCATCAAACTTCCAATGTTGGAAAGGAGGAAAATTTACTTTGTCATGACTATCTGCAGTATTCTTTAGAGTCTTCTTACGACCAGGAGCCAGCGGTATGTGATCAAATGTCATTACACGAAATACTACATCTTGTTTCGAAATCTTTTTATAATCTATTTCGAAATCTTTAGCGGGCGTCTTTTTTCCTGTTGCCGCCTGTGCTTGTTCGTGAGCTTGCTTACTGAGCTTAGATGCTCGATTGCGTTTAGCTTCTGCTACTGTTCTTACATTAACTTTGCTTAAATTTGAAACTATAAGATCGTAGTCAGAATATTCCGATTTTTCAAAAATGCAGTATGTGTTTTTGCTTAAATGTATTTCTTTTAATAGGTCTTTGTTTGTTAGATATTTTATTTTTGGTACAAGTGTCATAGTTTAAGGATCTCCTAATAC